GTGTTGGACTGTAGTTGAATGAAGTCCCTCAAGGTCTGCTCAAGGACTGCATCGCCGGGAGCGAATGGTCCTGCTGCTGCTTCTACGTTTAGTATCTCTTCTAATGTTTGGTTCATACTTTTCATCTCCTTAAATTATTCTCCGCCCAATCAGGCTATGTCTGCCCCCGCAGTCATAACAGGGATGAGTGTGCCAGCAGCGACGGAAGCATCTCCCTCGCCAACGTAAAGTCCTAGTTTCTTCGATGAGTGGTCGTTGCTGTCTATGCACTGACCGGATGCACCGACGAA